TTCTAAACTTACTTCATTCCGTAAAGATGTAAAAATAGTAACTGATGAGCTTATTTTAATTACTTTGCCACATGAGGAAAAGCAACAAGCAGAAGTAAAAAGATTTGAAGAAATCAAAGAAAACGAAAGATTAGAGCGTGAACGTTTGGAAAATGAACGTATCCAAAAAATTAAAACACAAATTAATGAAATGGAATCTAATTTTTACGATGCTATTTCAAAATTGAGTGTAGATTCTTTAAATAAGTTGGGTTTAATTGATGTTCTTTTCGAAATTAAATTTGATGCAGAAGAATTTGATATTTTATTTGTACAAGCTCAAAATAGAATGAAAATAGCTTATGATAATAAAGTTTCAGAATTAAAAGAAAAAGAAAACCAACGAATAGAAAATGAACGATTAGCACGTGAAAAATCTGAATCTGATGCAAGGTTAAAATCTATGCAGGAGCAACAAGAAAAAGACCGAAAAGAGCGCGAAGAAAAAGAGAAAATTGAAAAAGAGAAAGTTTTTGAAGTTCGTAAAAATAGACTTGCTGAAATTGGTTATGATTATAATGAAAATATTGGTGAATTTAAATATAAATATCATACAGTTAATGAAATGACTGTTAACGTATGTGATGTTATTGAGTTTGAGGAAATTTTTACAAAAATGAAAAATTTTATAATAAGCGATAAAGAACTTATTGAAAAAGAAAATGCAGAAAAGGAAGCTAGAGAAAAATCAGAAGTTGAAGCAAAGAAAAAAGCGGACAAAGAAAACAAAGACCGACAAAAACGATTAGCCAAAGACAAAGGGATTTATGAAAGAATTTTAAATGAAAATTTAGGTAGATTCCCAATAGTTTTTGATTCAAACCAAAAAGAAATAAAAGAGTTCTCTATTGAGGTTTCAAATAAAGTTACTGACTTATTGAGAGAATCATTAATCCAATTAGAAAATTTATAGTTATGAGAACAGAAACATTTTATATGATAATGTCCGTTTTATGGTTGTTATTGTCTTTTATTCATTTTTTTAATGGAAATTCACAAGATGGTATGTTAGGAGTTATTATATGCGTTATTTATAGCGTTCCATCAGTAATATTAAGTAGAATTGAATCCTTAAAAAAACAAAATAATCATGGGAGTAGTAAATATTAAGCCAGTTCAAAGCGGTCAATCAAAAGCCGTTATAGGTATTGCAGGAATATCAGGTAGCGGAAAAACATATACTGCATTGTTAATTGCTAGGGGTATGGTAAAAAAAGCGTCTGAAATAGGATTTTTAGATACTGAAAATAAAAGAGGTTCTTTATATGCTGATATTTTGGATGGACAATTTATGATTGGCGATTTATATCCTCCTTTCACACCATCAAGATACGCACAAGCAATTAAACAATTTCAAGAATCAGGAGTTAAGGTATTAGTTATTGATTCAGTCACTCACGAATGGGAGGGTGATGGAGGTTGTGATGATATAGCAAATGCACCTAAAGCTGATGGAAGCCCTAGAAAAATAGCTAATTGGATAGAAGCTAAAAGAGAACATAAAAAATTTATGAATGTTCTTTTGCAATCAAACATGGATATTATTTGTTGTATTCGTGCTAGAGAAAAAACAGATTTTAAAGACCCCACAAAACCTATTTCGTTAGGTGTTCAACCTATTTGTGAAAAAAACTTTATGTTTGAAATGACAGCTTCAATGTTAATGGAAAATGAAGGTAAAACACAAAAATTTTTAAAAATACCTTCTTTTTTAAAAGAGTCTTTTGGTAATGGTAGTAGTTATTTAGGAATTAAAACAGGTCAAATGATTAGAGAGTGGTTAGACAAAGGTGAAAAGGATAGCCCAGAAATTGAACGTTTAAAATCTGAGGCTTTATTAATTTGCGAACAAGGTACTGATGCATTGACTAATTTATGGAACTCTTTAACCAAAGAACAAAAAGCCAAATTGAAAGACCATTTTATTTTGTGTGGTGAATCTGCCAAAGCCTATGAAAAAATTAGTTTAGAATCTGAATCAGAAAATGAAATAGATAAATTAAGCCTTTTAAGTAGCCTTTATTCAGAATGTGAAGAAAACCTATCAGAAGATGATAAAAACAACTACAATCGAATAATTAATGCAAAAGAAAGCGCATCATACGATAAGTTAATCGAATTTTTAAAATCAAAATCAATAAAACAATAAATGATGGAAGTAAAAATTAAAAAAATGCATCATGATGCTATAATTCCAAAATATGCAAAACATGGTGATGCTGGTTTAGATTTAACTTGTGTAACAAAAGAAATTGACGAATTTGGTAATATTGTTTATGGTACTGGATTGGCTTTTGAAATTCCTGATGGATTTGTAGGATTGTTATTTCCTCGTTCAAGTAATTCAAAAAAATATTTAAGACTTACAAATTCAGTAGGAGTTTTAGATAGTGGTTATCGAGGTGAGGTTTTGTTTAAATTTAAACATGATTCTTTTTCTAATCTTGAATTACAATATAAAGTTGATTATTTAAATGGGGTGATAGGGTTAAATAATGATTATGAAATTGGGGATAGAATAGGTCAAATATTAATATTACCTTATCCTAAAATAGAATTTGTTGAGGTTGAAATGCTTTCAAATTCAGAACGTGGTTATGGTGGTTATGGATCAACTGGAAAATAGATAGTTATGGTAGAAGAAATTAAAAGAATAGGTCGTTTTACGAGTTCCCAAATTTGGAAGTTAACGACAAAAGATATATCAGGAAAATCATTTGGCGCACCTGCATTAACTTATATCGAAGAAAAAAGAGCCGAAAGAAGTTTAGGACGTTCTATTGATTTAGGTAAAGGTGGAAGTGCTACTATATGGGGTAAAGTAATGGAATACTATTGTGATAAATATGAATTAGATTTATCATATACAATGGCTTCAAAATATACTGATGTTCATCCTAAATTTCCTTTTTGGAGCGGAACAAAAGATTTTACTAGAGAATTAGTCGCGGGTGATATTAAATGCTTTGAACCTAAAAGATTTTATGAGTTAACGATGAATCTTTTAAAATTAAAAGAGGGCGTTATAACTTTAGATGACTTCAAAAAAGAAGAAAAGGAGGTTTATTGGCAGGTTGTTTCAAATTGTATTATTTTGAGTAAACCAAAAGGAGAAATAGTTTCTTATACTCCTACTGAGCAACAATTAATAGAAATTAGAAAAGATATTGAAGAAACTAATATTTTGGAAGTTTTAGGAATAGAACCGTGGCAAGGTCGATATATCTACGAAAAACCAATATATGAACTTCCATATATTCCTAATGGTATTGAATTTCCAAATTGTGTAAAATTTGAATTTGATATTCCTGATGATGATATTGTATTTTTAACTAAATGTGTCTTGGATGCAGAAAAATTATTAACGAATGGATAAAGATTATTTGAAATTTTTAGAACAAAAAAGGCATTCAATAGGTAATTTTGGATTTAAAGCAAATTTTATTCCAGATATGGCTTTTGATTTTCAATCTCATGTTATTGAAAAAGCAATGTTAAAAGGTAGAAATGCAAATTATTTAGATACTGGTTTAGGTAAAACATTGATTCAAATTTCATTGGCTCAAAATATAGTAAATGAAACTAATAAAAAAGTTTTGATTTTAACACCTCTAGCCGTCGCTTTTCAGTTTATTATAGAAGCTGGTAAACTTGGAATAGATGATATTGAATATTCAAAAAATGGTAAACATTCAAAGAAAATAGTCATTTGTAATTATGAACGTTTACATTATTTTAATGAAAGTGATTTTGTTGGAGTAATTTTAGATGAGAGTTCTATTTTAAAAAACTTTGATGGTAAAATTAAGAATCAAATAACTTCTTTTATAAAAAAGATTCCTTATCGATTTTTAAGTACTGCAACTCCTAGTCCAAATGATTTTATAGAATTAGGTACTAGTTCTGAGGCTTTAGGTTATATGGGTTATATGGATATGTTAGGAAAGTTTTTTAAAAACAACCAAAATTCAGTAGATTCAAATAATAGAAATATTGGAGAAAAGTTTTATTTAAAGCCTCATGCCGAAAAAGATTTCTTTGCGTGGGTTAATCAATGGTCCATAATGGCTAAAATGCCAAGTGATTTAGGTTTTAGTGATGAACGTTATAAATTACCTGAATTAATTGTTAATAAGCATATTGTAGAAAATCAATCCTTAATAGATGTTGATGGTCAGATTCAAATGTTTACTCCGATTGCTAAAAGCATGACAGAAGTAAGACATGAGCAAAAGCAAACGGAAGAAAAAAGATGTGAGAAAGCAATTGAATTAGCAAATGGAAAAACTTCTGTTTATTGGTGTAATACTAATAATGAAAGTAGTATTTTAAAAAGTTCAGATAAAAACGCTGTTGAAATTATTGGGTCACAATCGATTGAGAAAAAAGAAGAAATACTTTTAGCTTTTGCAAATGGAGAAATAGAAAGGATTATAACTAAAGCAAAAATGACTTCTTTTGGACTTAATTGGCAACATTGTAATCATTCAGTATTTTTTCCTACTTGGAGTTATGAACAATATTATCAAGCTATTCGTAGATTTTGGAGGTTTGGACAAATTAATGATGTAACTATTGATTTGGTTATTTCAGATGGGCAAACAAGAGTAATTGAAGCATTGCAACAAAAAACACAAAAGGCAATTGAATTACATAAAAATCTTACTGAAAATGTAAATCGTTCATTTGAACATACAACAAAAGAGTTTAACCAAAAAATAATTAAACCAACATGGTAAAAGATCAAATTATTACAGACAAATATGCTATTTACAACTCTGATTGTATGTTAGTATTACCAACTTTAGAAAATGAATCTATTGACTTATCAATTTATAGCCCTCCGTTTGCTGGTTTATATAATTATTCAAGTTCTGAAAATGATTTCTCAAATTGTGAAACTAAAGAACAATTTTTAGAGCAATATGATTTTTTAGTAAAAGAAATTTCAAGAGTTACAAAGCCCGGTAGAATTACTGCGGTTCATGCTACTGATGTTTTTGATAATACTTGTAGGCTTTGGGATTTTCCAAATGAGATTATTAGGATACATCAAAAATATGGTTTTGAATATCGTAACCGTATTACAATTTGGAAAGAGCCTTTAAAAGTTCGTATGCGTACTATGGTACAATCATTAATGCATAAATTTATAGTTGAGGATAGTACAAAGTGTTTTACTGCTATGCCAGATTATGTATTAGTTTTTACTAAAAAAGGAGAAAATAAAATACCAGTTACTCATAAGTTTGGAATGAATCATTACGCTGGTGAAATACCAATTTTACCAAATATTTTAAGAGCTTGGAATAACGCTAATAATTCAAATCTAAATGAAGTTGAACTTTGGGAACATTTGAATAATATAAATGAATCTGACAAAATAACAAAATTGAATCATTACGTTTGGCAACGTTATGCATCATCTGTTTGGGATGATATAAGAATAGATAACGTTTTGCCTTTCAAAGATTCTAAAGAAGAGGACGACGAGAAACACGTACATCCATTACAATTAGATGTTATTGATCGTTTAGTTGAATTATATTCAAATCCTGATGAGGTTGTTTTAACTCCATTTATGGGTGTTGGTAGTGAAGTTTTTAGCCCAGTTTCAATGGGACGTAAAGCAATAGGAATTGAATTAAAAGACAGTTATTTTAAACAAGCAAAACTAAACTTAGTAGAAGCCGAAAAAAGATTCAAAGAATTTAAAGAAAAACAAGGAGTTATAACATTTGAATAAATTTAAAATATGAAAAAACAAATTGAAACCAAAGATGAAGCATTACTTCGTGTTGGAATGGCAAATAAAGATGATTACTGCAAGATTTTTAATTTTGCAATAGTTTGGGTAAAAAAACAATTTAAAGTCTTTAGTGCTAATGATTTTAAGAAAGCATACTTGGAAGAAAATGAACCTCCATTACAACCAAATATTTATGGAAGTGTTTTTAATAATTTAGCCAAAGAGGGGTTTATTTTTCGTCATGGAGCTATAAATTCTAAAACTCCTGAAAGTAAAGGATGTTTGATAAGAACATGGATTAGTAAAGAGTTTAAAGAACGTCAAAAAAATAATGCAAGTAACAATTCAACTTTAAAATTAGAGTTATGACACCAAAAGATAAAGCAATAGAATTGGTAGATAGATTTTCGGACAAAGCAAACGAATTTGAAGAACCTACAACATATGAATTTGATAAGCAATGTGCATTAATATGCGTAGATGAAATGATTAAATCAAATCCAACTGCATACATAACATTTATGTATCATGAAAATTTACAAGACAAAATAGACTCTGCTATTGATTATTTAAATGAAGTAAAAAAAGAAATAGAAAAATTATGATTGTATTAAAATTTTTTAGAAACTTTTGGCCAAGTAAAAAAACAAGGGAAGAAGAAATTAATCATAGAATAGATTCTGTTTTTACAGAATTAACTTCTGAAGTTGATTTTGAATTTACAGAACTAGAGATTGTTCAAATTTTAAATGAAGTCAGGCGTAAATTAGGTGAAAATTTAAGATTAAAACGTTCTGAATCGTTAAGTAAATCAGTAGAGTTTAATCAAAAAGCTAAAGAATTAGAAAATGTTATTGATTATATTCAATAGTTTTTATTAGATTTGTATCTGTGTTATCTATGGTGGATTTAACACATTGAAGATATTTTTTTACCTAAAAGCCTAAGGGAGTAGTTGCCACCATCAACGAAACCTAAGGCTTTTTTAATTGTTATGGGTTACGGGATTTTAAAATTTATAGATGGATTGAGAGTGGTTCATGATGAATTTGATAAAAAACATTTGGTTTTTTATCCTGGATTATTTTATATAAAATTTTCTAAAGAAGAAGCTATTGAAATTAGAGATATGTTGAATAACACTATTGAAAATTATGATAAAGTAATTCAATATGTAGATTTTAAAAACAACGAATTTGAGGAAGGTTTTACAAAGAATTATAAAAATCCATCATTTAAAAAAGAAATTTGTAAAAAAGGTATAGTTTATATAATGAAATGCACTATTACTAATTTTTATAAAATTGGTATGACTAAAAAATCTGTTAATGATAGATTTAAACAATTAAAAACTTCTAATCCAGGAATTGAATTAATAAATCATTATCAAGTTGAAAACATTGAAGTTGAAAAAGAATTACATTTGAAATTTTCAAAGAAAAACATTCGTTTAGAATGGTTTGATTTAACTGAAAAAGATTTAAAATATATTGATAATTTTTTAACAAAATAACTATGAGATACTATACAACTATAAACAACTTAAAAGCTACCGAATGGGGTTTGACTATTCAGCAAGCATATTTATTTTCTTGGTTTTATGAATTACCAAGTTGGGCAAATAAAGTAATGATTGAAAATGAAATATATTATTTTGCTTCTAAGAATAAAGCAGTTGAAGAATTGCCAATTTTAACGGATAAAACAGATACTATGTATCGTTATTATCGTCAATTGGAAGAATTAGGTTTAGTTGTTATAAAAAAGATTGATAGTAAAGATTATATTGCATTAACAATTAAAGCAAAAGAGTGGAATTTTTCTAAATCCGAGTACTCGGAAAATAATCCGACTATACTCGGAAATTTATCCGAAAACAACTCGGAAAATAATCCGACATATAATAATATAAATACTAATAATATAAAAGATAATACAAAAATTCTTTTTTCTGAAAGTATTTGGAATAGTTATGAATCATTAAAAAATGAACTTAAAAATAATAATGATTTTGTTAAAAAATATGCAGGTGTTAATCTTAAACATTACATTGAGGATGTATTATTATGGTCAGATTCTAAAAATGAAAAAAGAACTAATAAAGGTTGGTTAGCAACTTTAAGAAATTGGATGAAAAAAGATTTAGATTCTAATAAATTAAAATTAAATTCTGATTTTAAACCAAAAGGTCATACTAATTACTAAATAAAAAATTATGACTATTTATTATAAAATAATTATCATTTGGTGTAAATATCCTTTTCAAGATGTTATTGATGAAAAATATGTAGAATTTTACCAACGTGTAAAAAATAAATTTATTAGAATAGATTCATTAAAAATGGAAACAAACACAAGCATCAAGGAAAAAGAAGAATATTTAAAAACTGAATTATCAATTAAAAAAGTAAACATTGTAAAACTCAAATAAATGATAAAAGGATTTGAAATAGTAAAAAGCTCAAATGTTACCGATTCAATTTTAAAATATCGTGAAAAAGGGGCTTTGCGTGGTGTTTATTTGGGGTTTCCTATTTTTCATGAGCATTATACAATGAGTTTACCTGGTTGTACAGATTGGACTGGTTTTCCTGCTAGTGGTAAATCTGAGGTTCTTTTGGAGTTTCTTTTGAATACTTCTTTATGGTATGGTTGGAAACATTTGCTTTATGTTCCAGATGTTGGAACTCAAGAAGAAGTTATTGCTATTTTAATTCATAAAATAACTGGAAAAACATTTGATAAGCGTTATCAATCGAATTATATTTCTGAACAAGAAGTTTTAAAAGAAATGGAATGGGTTTTGCATCATTTTAAGATTTTGTATAAAACTGATTTAAAAGCAAAAATAACGCCTTATCAATTTTGGGATTATGCTATTGAACTTTCAAATGAATTACAGCAAAACGGTGATGGTAGAATACATACGGCAACGATTGATAGTTGGAAAGATTTAAAGCATGGTGTCGGTTTAGATGGTGATGTTTTTGGTAGGGATGATAAATATCTCGAAGATGTTTTAAGTTACAGAAATGCAATGTCAGAAAAACATAATATGCATTTTAACATTGTTATTCACCCAATTAAAACAGAAGCGGATAAAGATGGAAAAAGGCGTGCACCTACTCCATACGATTTAAAAGGAGGCTCAGAATGGTATAATAATGGGAAATGTATGGTAACGGTTCACCGAAACGATGGAAGTCCAAACGGAGTCAAAATAATCATTACTAAAGCTAAACCTCAAAGTGTTGCTAAAGTTGGAAGTGTTGATATGTTTTTTGATTCAAAACAAAGGCGTTTTTATTTTGAAAATGATGGACAAAAAATTTATGCTAATAAAGATTATGTTAAACCTATTGGAATACAAATTAGTCAAGAAGAAATTGACGAAGATGATATCCCATTTTAAAATAAAGCATTATGAAAGATATTGAACAAAAAAAGAATTTCAAAGTCAATTAGAAAATGCTGCTGCAGGTTTATATTTTGGATTTTTAAAAAATAAAAGGGATTCATTTGAATTTTCGGATGTTGCTCAAATATTAGCCAAAGATAAGAATGATGAAGATTTATTATTTGTTTGTGATGCTTTTACTAAATGGCATAATAATTCAAAAAAAGAGGACCAAAAAAAGGAGTTGTTAAGTCTTTTGCAAGGTGTTTGGAGAGTTTCATCTTATTGCATAAATTTAGAAACAATTACAAAACAATCCGTTTCTAAATACGTTGATATTGAAAAAAGGAATATGCAACTTGTTTCTGAAAAAAGAACTATTGAATTAAAAAATTTGCAACAAATAGAAAAATTAGAAAATGAAATCAAAAGCCTCAAAGCAGAACTCGAATTTGTCAGTTCCGGAAATAGGTAAAGAAATGAGTTTTTGTATTTCAAATGGAGTTAAGGTTTATCCGATAGAAAAAAAAGGAAAATGGTTTATTGAATCGGAAGTAAATTCAATCATTAAAACATTTGATAAGGCAATTGATAAAACAGAAATTCAAGATGCAATTTATAAAACGTGGATTCATTACTATAACAAATTAAAAAACGCTAAAAATGGAATTAATAAAGGAAATAATAATACCTAGACCTCCTACATTTTACCAAATAAAAAAGGTAAAAAAAAGTTTAGAAGCTGGACACGATGTTTATGATAAGTACTATTTGACTTCAAATTTATTTTTCAACAATAATACTTCTTATCATATCATTTCTAAAATAGTTCAAGATTGTAAAATATTTCTTTTGCCTTATTTGAAAGGATTGCCAGAAATAGAAAAAATGAAACTTGAAATCGAGATTAATAGAATGAAACATATTGATTTGGATAACGTTTCATACTTTTGGAAAAAATTATTTTTGGATATTTTAAAAACTCCATCAAAAAGGCAAATAGATAATTCAGTCAAAAGGAATAAAAACATTATAACAACAAACACAATAGAAGATGATACGACAAAATTTGTAGTAGAGTTTTCAGATAAATTCAATATTGGTGAAGATAGATTAATATTTAGAATTTATGGACGTGTTAAAAGTGAACAAACAGAAATGAATCTATTTTTTAAATAATTAAAATTAATGCTATGACTAAAATTAAAGATGCTAAAAAAAGCAATTTTCAGTTAAAGAAATTCAAAATCAAAGATGGAAAAACCATTGCCGATTATTTCTACAAACATGATGAGAATCCAGATTCCGAAAAAAGGGAATATCCAGGAGTTAAAATCCCATTACAACCTCATCCTGATTTAATTTCATTATTCAATTTACTACGTGAATACGTTTTAAAAGAATTTTATATTGAGCCTACTTTAGAAAATTTAGCTCAATTAAAAGTAAATTCTATTTCTTTGAGTGGTGAAGATGAAAAATTAGGAATTATTATTTCAAGTACTTTTGAAACATTACATTCTCAAAAAGTAGCTTTGAATACTGGAAGAATAATTTTATCAAATACTGATACTGGTTTGGAAGCCGAAATAGATGCTATTTTAGATTCTATCATAGATGAAGTATTTCAATATTTATTCAAAGGTAAACGTGCTGATCCAACTTTATTTGAACAACCAACGGAAAATAAATCAGGATTAAATGTTGATGAAAGCCATTTAAAGGCTGTGTAATGAATTATTTTAAGGAAAATACTTGTAAGTTATCGGGAGTTGTATGGAAACAGTACAACTCCTTTCAGAAATGCCCTTGTGATCAATGTAAAGCAAAGCAAAAAACTAAACAAAAAACTCCAAATCTAAAATTAAAGTCTTTATATAAAATTCCTAAAGAATCAGAGAAAAGAAAAAAATTAAATCCTGATTACAAAAAAGTAAGTATTGAAGTTTTATCAGAGGCTAAATTTGTTTGTTTTATTGACGGTTGTAAAAACGTTGCTAATACAATAGAGCATTTAATGGGCAGAAAAGGGTTTGCCGATCAATGGGCTAGAGATAATAATATCCCGTTAATGATTGATAAAAGGTATTTAAGAGCGTGTTGTTTACATCATAACGGTGAGTTAGAGAGAAATCCTGAATTATCTAAAAAATACCAATATTCAAAGATTAGCGGTATTAAAAAAAGCGAATTATAAATAAAAAAAATATGAAAAGAATTGAAATAATAGGTCATATAGGACAAGATGCCGAAGTAAAGGATTTAACTAATAACCAAGTAATAAATTTTTCGGTTGCAGTTTCGGAAAGCTACACAAACAAATCGAATGGAGAAAAGGTAATAAATACTACTTGGTTTGAATGTGCAAAATGGGGTAATAACACACAAATAGCTCAATATCTTAAAAAAGGACAACAAGTTTATATTTCTGGAAGTCCTACCGCTAGGAGTTGGCAAAAAGAAACTGGAGAGTTAGTTTCTGTTTTAGGTATTAATGTTTTAAATTTGGAGTTGTTAGGAGGTAAAAAAGAAAATTCCGAATCACAAGCTCAAAATACAGAACAAAGTAATTCTAGTTTTACTCCAGAGCAAATAAATAAAGCAATATCGAATGAAGAACACGATGATTTGCCTTTTTAAAATTAAACCACTCTTAATAGGGTGGTTTTTTATTTTTAAAAATAATTACAAATAAATTTGGAAATTAAAAATTAATTTGTAATTTAGCCAAGTCAAAAATAAGTAAGTAATGGAAAATACAATTTCCTTAACACAATTATCAAAAATATTTTTAAGAGAGAGTTGGGCTATTTCTAAGTTATTAAAATCTCATGGAATAAACCATATTGTTAGAAATGGACGAGGATTGGTTTATGATATTAGTGTTGTTCAATATTTGTTTGGTTTTTATAATAAAAGTTTGGATATGTATTTACCAGTTTATATAACATCTACTTACTATATTTTTGAATCTAAAATCAATAAAAAAGAAAATGGATAAGAAAACGACGATTAGTTTTATGTTTGGAATATCATTGGGTATTTTGTTTAGTTTAATTTGTTTAATTTTAATATTCATGTAATGGCAAACGAATCAACTTTAAATAAAATCCGTAAAAGTTTGAGATTTTATTATTCAAAAAAGGAAATGATGAAAATCAAATTTAAAGAAAACCCTACAATTGAGAATAAAGAAGCGTTTTATTCGATTTGCGACTCTTTTGATGATGTTTTGGATAATTACTACTCAAACTATATTATGAGTCTTAAAACAAAAGAATCTAAAATGTTTGAATCTATGTTATCACTTCCAAAGGAAACTGTAAAAAGAAATTTATTAAGTGATTTTTTATCAAAAATGGAAAATGATAAAAAAGAATTACCAACAATAAATGAACAAAAATTTAATATTCACACTCAACTTAAAAAATAATTAGTTATGGAATTTAAAGGAACAAAAGGAAATTGGAGAATAGATGAAGAAACTTTTAATAATGATTATAAAGATAATTCTAATGTTGTATCTATTCGTGAAGAAACTAAAGGTGGGTATTATATCGCTGAAGTATATAAAAATGTTGGATTTGATAAAGAGTCAGAAGCCAATGCCTTACTAATATCAAAAGCACCTGAAATGCTTGAAATGTTACAAAGGTTTGTAAAAGATGAAGAATTATTTGAAATAAGTAGTCTATCGGCAAGTTTATATGCTGATGAATTTAGAAAACTAATAAAAGAAGCGACAGAATTATGAAACTAATATCAATGACAGACTTTGTTTTATCACTTTCGGAAACTTCAACTTTTGATAAAGATTTTGTCGATTGGCACTACGAAGAATCTTGTAAATTAGATAAAATTAGGAATTACGCCAATTTCCTAAAAACACCAATTACTTTAGGAATGTTTATTCCAGTAGATGAAAATGGAGAAATAGTAAACAGACCACAATATGAAACGGCAAGAATAATAGAATATCAAAAAGAAGAAGAAAAGTATTTAAAAGCAAAAGGAAATGTTTTGTTTGATGGCTTTGAAAAAATATCGATTTGTAAAAATCTAAATATAATTAAAAATCAAAAAAAGGATTGTCAAGTTTTTGCTAATCAACATGAAAATCATTACTACAAATGTGTAGGATTTGATACAATCGAAGACTTAGTAAAATGCGATTTAACACTAACAAAATCAGCAATTAAAAAAATAGGATTATGAAAACACAAAAACCAAAACTAAAAGAATTAAATCATGGTTTAGAGAATGATTTTGAATCAAACAAAAACAAAATTAAATCTAATCCAAAAGATGCAATTGAAAGAGCTAAAAACAATTTAGAAATAGCTAAAGAATTGGAAAAGGATAAAATGGATCATGTTTGGATATCAAAAGAAAAAACACAAAAATTTATTGCTAAATCAAAATTAAAAGAATATTTATCGAACGGTTGGAAGCTAAATAAAATAATAAAATAATGGAAAAAATGTATAGAATAAAAGAGCATTTAGGGTATTTTCAAGTAGAACAATTTATAATTGAAATAACTTATGAAGATACTTTTTTAAGTAGGTTAATACCTAAAATTTTTAAAAGAAAAACTACTACCAAAGAAAAATGGGTAAGTTTAAGTTCTAATGGTTATGCTTCTAATTTTATTAATCATGCTTTACGTTTTAAAACTAAAGATAAAGCTATTGATTTTATAAAAAGTTTAGAACCAAAATATCATGAAGTAAAATTAAATAATAAATAGCCATGGATAATCCAAAACAAAAAATAACTCATATCACTATTTTATCACAAGTTTTATTAAATAGATTACATGACCATACAGCCGAAAATAACTTATCTAAAGGATTAAAATATTCTGCTAAAAAGTTTGTAGAACAATTAACAGAAGTAGAAAGGAAACGATTTGATAAGTTTTTCGATCATGATAAAACTGCAAGTACTGTAATTTATGATGGAATGGATAACTTTTATGAAAAGGTATCTAATATTGAAATTGAACATTTAGATGCTGCTATTTTACTTTTAGACTTACTTGTTACCAATCCAAAAGAAATTGAAGAAGCAATAAATATAGTGTTTAACAAATAAAATAATTAAGTCATGTCAATAATTAAAAAAGAAATAAGTTTTATTGATAAATCTTCAGATAGTGAATTACAAATAAATCAAAGTGTATGCATCGATATAGAACAAAACTGGGTTTATTTAAATAATAATGGAGATGAATTATCAATGAGTACAAATAGTTTAGTTAAGTTTTTAGATTTAATTTGTAAAACTATTGAAGAAGCGGATAAACAAAAGAACAAATTAAAATAGTTATGAAAAAAATACTTTTAAAAATAATAGTTTGTGTTTTATTATTTTCATGTAGTGATGAAATACCAGATAATTGTAATCAAACAAATACAGTTGAAATAAAATATGATATTCAAGATAACGTTATTTTTTTAGACAATGTTTGGAAACAAAATATAGATATTTATACTTTAATACCAATAAACTGGATAGGAATTGATGCCGTTAATTATGAAAATTATATAAAAATTATTTCAACAAAAAAAATAAAAAAAGTTGAGACAACGCTGGACCCCACCCAGAACCCGTTTGTCGAATTCGTAAGACTCTACAAGAACAACCCTGTAAGGTTCGTGCAAGAAGTGCTGGGCGTGACCCCTGACCCTTGGCAAGCAGAATTCTTGATGCACATCGCCAAGGGCAACCGCCGCATCTCTGTCAGGTCCGGCCACGGGGTTGGCAAATCTACCGCTGGTGCCTGGGCCATGCTTTGGTATTTGCATTTGCGGTTCCCGGTGAAGATTGTGGTCACGGCCCCCACCTCCAGCCAGTTGTATGACGCGCTCTTTGCGGAACTCAAGCGTTGGATCAAGGCCATGCCACAACTCTTGCAGGATCAGCTCGAGGTCAAGCAGGACCGCATCGAGGTCAAGGATGCCGCCACCGAGGCTTTCATCTCTGCCAGGACATCACGCGCCGAGCAGCCCGAAGCCCTTCAAGGCGTACACAGCGACAACGTGATGCTGGTGGGAGATGAGGCATCGGGTATACCCGAACAGGTATTCGAGGCCGCGGGTGGCTCCATGTCTGGACACAATGCCGTGACCTTGCTGCTGGGTAACCCGGTGAGATCCAGTGGTTTCTTCTACGACACCCACAACCGTTTGGCTGATGACTGGGTGACCATGAAGGTAGCGTGCGCTGACTCACCTCAAGTGAGCGAGGCGTACATTGAGGAGATGAAGGCGCGTTACGGTGAAGAGTCGAACGCCTACCGCATCAGGGTTTTGGGTGAATTCCCACGCAGTGACGATGACACGGTGATCCCCATGGAGTTGCTGGAGATGGCAAGCGGGATGTTGAGGCCAGCCAGCACGCCAGGATGGTCTGGGGCTTGGACGTTGCCAGGTTTGGCTCTGACAAGTCAGCCCTGTGCAAGAGACAGGGCAACGCTGTTACTGAACCCATCAGGACATGGAAAAACCTGGACCTGATGCAGCTCACGGGTGCCGTTGTCGCTGAGTGGGAGGTCTTGATGCCAAGCTCCAGGCCGGCAGAGATCCTTGTTGACTCGATTGGCTTGGGCGCCGGTGTTGTTGACCGGCTCAGAGAGTTGGGTTTGCCTGCTCGCGGGATCAATGTGTCAGAAAGCCCTGCCATGGGCAATACTTACAGGAACCTTAAGGCTGAGTTGTGGCACAAGGCCAAGGCATGGCTTGAAGCGCGTGACTGTCGGATGCCAAAGGATGAGGCGTTGATTGCTGAGCTGGCGACAGTGCGCTACTCATTCACGTCCAGCGGGAAGATCCAGATTGAGGGGAAAGATGAGATCAGGAAGCGCGGCCTGCCGTCCCCTGACAGGGCCGATGCCTTTTGCTTGACGTTCGCAAGTGACGCTGTTGTCGGCATGTACGGGTCGAGCATGTCGGGGAAGTGGTCGCAGCCTTTGCGCAGGAACCTGCCCAGGGTTGCATAATTGGGGAACTTTTGAAAGGGCAAGCATGAAGATGACCAAAGCGCAAAAGAAAGTTGGCAAGGTGATGGGTGAATTCAAGTCTGGAACCCTGCACTCTGGCAAGGGCGGCAAGGTTGTGAAGAGCCCCAAGCAAGCCATTGCGATTGCCATGTCAGAGGCCAAGATGCCCATGCGCGGCTCACGCACTGCCAAGAACATGAAGACCAGGGGCATGAAGTGAAGGCTGGTTTGTATGCCAACATCGCGGCCAAGCGTGAGCGCATCGCGGCTGGCTCCAAAGAGAAGATGCGAAAGCCTGGCACTCCCGGCGCCCCCACTGCCAAGGCTTTCAAGCAGGCAGCCAAGACGGCCAAGAAGAAATGATCAAGCGCGGATCTGAGACATTCTCAGGCTACAACGTGCCCAAGCGCACGCCCGGCCACAAGACCAAGAGTCATGCGGTGCTGGCAAAGTCTGGTGACGAGGTCAAGCTCATCAGGTTTGGGCAGCAAGGCGTGACTGGTTCCCCTGACGGGTCCAAGAGGAATGAGGCATTCAAGGCCAGGCACGCGCAAAACATTGCCAAGGGCAAGATGAGCGCGGCCTACTGGGCAAACAAAGTGAAGTGGTGAACGACTATGGCAACAAAAGACTATGAACGCGCAGCCGAGCAGATGATGAAGGCCAATGGTGCCAAGTGCCCCACTGCCACTCAAGACATCACGGTCAACCTCAAGAACCGTGGCAAGGCCATCAACTCTGCCGAGTACGGCCCAGAGAACCCGGCACTGCCCAATAAGCAGTTTTGGATGAAGAAGGCCAGCGCCTGGGAAGTGAGCGAGAAGGACGCGAAGACCTGTCTTTGCGGTAACTGCTCCGCATTCAATCAAGATAAATCGATGCTTGACTGCATCGCCAAGGGTATTGGTGATGAGGGTGACCCTTGGGCCATGATCGAGGCCGGTGACCTTGGGTACTGCGAGATCTTTGACTTCAAGTGCGCCGCCAGCAGAACTTGTGACGCCTGGGTCGCTGGCAGTGACCAGGCTGACGGTGAAGGCGAAGACATGAGCGAAGAGGGCGATGGCGAAGACGAGTATGGCGGTATGGGTTCGCTGATCACGATCAATGTCGGGGCCAAGGATTGATCTCTCCAATCGCTGTTGCCACCGTCAAGGGCAAGTGCTTGCGGATGATGATGACGAGTGTCAGGGAATACGCAAGCACAGTGCCCATCTATTTGCGCGGCCCTGAGTCAGTCATTGGCGCCCATGACGCCGATCACCAGATCTACGGCCA